TCAAATTCCCAAACGTTCCCCGGCTTGTGCGAAGCCGACCCAGCGGCCTGTCCCGTCCACACCGCGCATGGCCAGCTCCCGACGCGCCACTGCGACCGCATCCACATCGCCATGGTGCAAGGCCAGCAAGAAGCGGGTATCGAGCGTTTGGAACTGCTCGATGAGATCCATGTCGATGCCTTGGCTGGGGTACTGGCTCATGCGTTTTTCTCGTGCGTTGGAAGAAGTCACAGTGACGCTCTGACGGGCGGACACAGCAAGCGAGATCGCACGCGCCAGACAGACAACGGACAGCTCACAACAACGCCGCCTGGCGGTCGTCCCAACTCTTGATGATCAGCTCACCAAACAGGCGATCCCGGTCACCAGGGCTGCCGATGGTGTAGCCAAGCTGCAGCGGCACCAGATCCAAGCCGGCGAAGACGCGCCGGATATCGGGATGATCGTTGATGGAGATCACTGCCTTGCCCTGCAGCGTGCGCACCATGCTGGCCAGGCGCTCGTACTCTTCCCAGGGAAACTCGACGCCGTACCCTTCCGTCTGCCAATACGGCGGATCGAGGTAGAACAACGTGCCTGCGCGGTCGTAGCGTGTGATGCACTCATGCCACGGCAGATGTTCGATGACCACGTTGGCCAGGCGCAGGTGCACCGCACTGAGTTCTTCCTCGATGCGCAGCAGGTTAAGACGTGGCCCGGCGCCGCTGGCCACCACCCCAAAGGTCTGGCCGTCGACCTTTCCGCCGAAGGCCAGCTTCTGCAGGTAGTAGAAGCGCGCAGCGCGCTGGATGTCGGTCAAGGTTTCCGGGCGTTCCATGTGCGCCCACTCAAACATCTGCCGCGACACGAGCGACCAGCGAAACATGCGCACGAACTCATCGAGGTGGTGTCGCACACAGCGATACAAGCAGACCAGATCGCTATTGATATCGTTGAGCACTTCCAACGGGGCGGGCCGAGAGCGCATCAGCAGTGCGGCCGCGCCGCCGGCAAAGGCTTCGACGTAGGTCTCATGGACGGGGAAATGCGGGTACAGGTGTTTGATCAGGCGGCGTTTGCCACCCGGCCACGGGATCATTGGACGTGTCATGGAAGCTCAGCTGTGACAGGATCGGTGCGGATGGCCGGCACGCTTGGACGCGATGCTGGGCCGTGATGGGTCGGGCCCCGGGAGAGGGGGGGCGTCGCATTTGGGGCACAGCCCACTCAGGATGCCGCTGGCGCGTTGGCAAAATAATGGAGCGCGATGCGCACGCTTCCTCCCTTGAAGTCTCCCCCGGCCGGGGTCAGCACGACCGCGGTGTCCGCGTAGAACGCTTGCGGTCCGATCACGCCCATGTTGGTGCTGCCCGCGCTGATCGACAACAAGGAGCCGAACTTGCTGGTCTCCCCGGCGATGCCGCACGCATAGGATGCTGCGCCGGTGATTGCAGTGACGGTTCTGCATGAGACGCCGAGCAAGATCGCGCGGTTGGGGATGAAGATCGTCGCGCTGACCGAGGCCCCGGTGAGCGTGATCAGCTCCTCGACCACCTGCAGTTGCGTGGAGGCGCCGTGCTCGGCGGTGACCTTGACCGCGGCATTGGCGGGGCTACCGCCACCGACGGGCACCCAGCCGCTTTGCCCGAGCCGACTCGGGCGGCCGGCGATGTCCGCAGACCAGCCGATTTTCGGTGCGATGAAGATCCACAGCGAAGGAGCCGTGCAGAGCGCCAGCTGGCCCGCACAACCAGTCCACGCCCCTGTCGGCGCATCGCCGATCAGGTAGACCTTGCCCACGTCGACAGCCGATGTCGCAGGCGGTGCGCTCAGGGTATCGACGATCACCAGCTGCGCCATGGCATCGAGCAACTGCATGGCGGCGTTGAAGGGGATCGAGGGTTGCAGGATGTTGGCATCCATCGTCGGGATGCCAAGGTTCGGAGTCGTCTCGCTCATGTCAGGTCCTTACGGATGTGGAATCGGCGCCGTCGCCAGTGATGAGGTTGGTGCCGCACACGCGCACCGTGACACCGACCGGGACGGCGGCACGCGTGAGCGAGGTCTGGGTCGTGGTGGAGGTCACGCCGTCGCTCCAGATGACCTTGTAGCCGGTGAAATACTGCGAGTTGCGTGCAGCAATCTCCGCACCGATCCGACCACGGCCAATCCACGAGACCGTGACCGCGTCCGAGGCATCACGCCTGGCCGTCACCATCGACGGCGGCCACTCGGTCTGCGAGGTGCGCAGCGCGGTGTAGCCACGCCAGGGCACCTCGTCAGCGACCAGGCCGTTGCTGACCGCCCGCACATGCAGCGTTGCCGCCGCCATCCACGATTCCATCGGCAAAAAGTAGGTGTAGTCGTTGAGCAGCACGCACACCGCACCGGCGGGGATCGCACCGGTGGTGGTGCTGTAGCGACCCCGCACCAGGCCGCTCAAGCCATAGGAGCCATCGTCATGGGTCTGGACCTGATCGAACTGCACGACCTCCCACGCTCCCTCTGGCGTCTGGATCGCCAGGCGATTGCCGTAATTGAGCTTGGCGCTTTGCGTGATCGATTCGGGCGCATCATTCATCGTGATCGACAGACGCTGATCAGACAGGTACGTCGACGACTGCTCGGCGCGCAGGTCGACGGTGGTGAAGCCGACAGACGAGTCGACCGGCGCGGTGACGGTCTGATACACCGACTGTCCGCCATCGATGGAGATCTGGATGGCGGCGCCATTCCATCCGGCGCCATTGCCCAGGAGAGCGACATGCACCCCGAGCACATCCTGGGTGTCCTTGAGCACAGGAAGATCGAGCACGTACAACGACGTGTCGCCGATCAGGCCAGGGGTGGTGCTTGACGGCGGATAGGCCGCCACGCCATCGGCTTGCGCGTCGTAGATGAAGGAGGCCGCGCGCGTGCCTTCAAAGGACAACACGCCAGCATCTTCCATGACGCGCTCAAGGCGCAGGCGATGAAACGCGCCAGTGTCGTCCTCGACCCAGACCTCATCGGTGGGCGTCAGATAGGCGTACTTCAAGGTGGTGCGGAACTGCGCCCGCTCTCGTTCCCCCCAGGCGATCTTGAGCCGGCGCAGCGCGATGCTGGCCAGATCGTCGGGTGGCATCGTCATCGGCAATTCCTGACTCGACTCGGAAGTGGCCTGGATCGTGCCGACGCGCCGCTCGGCGAACTGCGTGTTGGTCTGGTAGCCGAGCGTGGGATCGAATGCGGTCAGCGAGAGCTTGCGCAAGAGCGTGGTCTCTTCCACGCGCTCGATGTTCAGCGGTGCGTCCTCCTCGGCCTGCGCCTCGACCAGATCCTCGTAGGCGATCGTGGCCACCGGCCATTGGCCGCGCCTGACAAAGTGGATGCGCTTGTCGAAGTCGGCCACATCGAACAGGTAGGCCATCTGCATCGGCTCGATCGCCTTGATGGCGGTGGTCTCCGACGCCAGCCGGTAGCCGGACATCTGCACGCTGGCCAGGCTGGACAGATCGAGAGATTGCGCATCGACGCCGACTTGGCTTGCGATTTCCTGGATCTGCGCGGCGATCGAGGCATTGCCCAGACGCCCCTGCAACCAATGCCCACGGGAATAGTTGTTGTGGTCGGCCCAATAGTAGCCAGCGGATTGGCGACCATTCCACACCCGCTCGTTGGGGAAGTTGGGGAACGGGCGAACATCCCAGGTCCAGGCGACCATGTTGGCGGCATCCAACATCGGACCACCGTTGTCGCGCCAGTACTCGATCATGGCGCGGTAGTAGGCGTATTGCGCCGCATCGTCGCGGGCACCGGTGGAGAAATACGGCAGCGATGACTCCGAGGAACTGGCATCGAAGAACACATTGGGTTGATTGGGCCCGCGATTGATGGCCGGACACCCGTATTCGGTGAACCAGATCGGCTTGGACGTGGGCACCCAGGCGGTCGGGGTTGGCTGACGCACCCCATCGATGCGGTTGAAATGCGGCTTGCTCCAAAAACTGCGCATGTCCTTCTGTCGATAGACCCAGGGTTCGCCATAGGCGCCATCGGTGATGTCGACCTTCACGTTGTTGGCGCGATCGGCGTAATACCAGTCGAAATACTCCCCACCCTCGATGTTGGATTTCAGGTAATCGACGTCGTAGATCAGGCTGCCGCTCTGTTCCTGCCTGACATCGGCGATGGGCAGGTAGTTGTCGATGCCGATGAAGTCGATCGCCGCATCGGCCCACAAGGCATCCATGCCGAAGATCAGATCGCGCCCGTACTGTTGCCCCTTGTACTCGGTCCAGTCGGCCGCATAGCCCACCTTGCAGCCTGGCATGGCGGCCTTGCAGCGTGCGGCCAGGGCACGCAGATGGCTCACCGCCGGGCAGCTGGTGCGCGCGTCGCGCACCTTCGTCAGCCCGACCAGCTCCGAGCCGATCAGGAAGACATCCACCCCGCCGGCCTGCGCGCACAGAGCGATGTAGTGACTGATGAACCGATTGAACCCGTAGTCGCGGGTGAAGAACGTATCGACCTGCGCGCCGGCAGCGCTTGTGCCATCGGGTGAGCCGGCCACGCCATACGCCGGGAAGCAGGTGATGCGCCCACGCCAGGGATTGACCGGCTGCCGCGCCGCCGGATCGTAGGGGTTGGGTTTGGTGTTGGACGCGGGGATGTCCATCATGATGAAGGGATAGAAGATCACCCGCTTGCCGCGCGATTTCAGGAACGCGATCGCCTCGATGATGGACGTGTCCGATGGCGTGGACCCATAGACAGGCCGTTGTCCGTGCGCGCCGGCACCGGTGATCATCCACACCCGCCCGCCATCGCCGTTCCATCGGGACCCATTGACCTGCCATTGATTGGCGTTGCCGCCGCTCCAGTAGATGTGCCTCCATCCATCGCCCTTGGCCCAACCAGGAAGAATCTCGCACTGATCGGCGCGCAGGTCGGTGCCGAACCACGACACAACCAGCGCCACCGTCGTGCAATGGGGCAGCGTTCGGTCCAGCAGATCCATCGCGTTGGCGATATCGGACTTGCCGTTGTTCGCCAGGAAGTTGAGCGGCGTGGGCATGTTGAATTGCGAGCCCAGCCGGGCCATGTGCTGCGTGGTGGCGTAGAGGAATTCGCCGGTGGCCGGGATCAAGGTGACGGCGCGAATGCCATTCAACACAGGATCATCCACACGTCGGATGGTGCGGCTGACGACGAACTCATACTGCGGAACGGCTCCCAACAGGTCCGTCAGGTCATCGCTCTTGACCACGATGTAGGCCAATCCACGAAAAGCGGCCACATTGCCGACGCCTTCCACCGCCTCGATGGTCGGATCTGGCATCTGCACCTCGGACCCGACGTACAGCGATACCCGACTGGCCCATTCTTTCGAGTAGGCGACATCATCGAGCGAAGCGGCGGGATCGGCGGTATAGACCACCTTGCCGTTGCGCTTGATGATCAGGAAGGCATCGATCTCGCCCAGGCACACGCCGATGGCATAGCTGCGGAAATACTGATAGCTGGTCGTGGTGGTGCCACCACCGCCCTTGCCGCCGGACTTCTTCTTGATCTGCTTTTCGACCAGCTCCGAGGTCCAGATCAAATTGCCGCTGCACGGGAAGCTGCCGGACCCTTGGGCGATGGTTCCGCCGACCGTGCTGGTCTGGTTGGTGACATCGGTCAGGCGCGGGGTGTTGACGTGGGTGGTGATCGTGGAGGCCGCCAGGCCCGCACCGATCGAGAACCCCCAGGCGATGCCGGCGGGGTTACCGCCGCTGGCAAAGTAGCCGACGACGGCGCCGACGACACCGCCGGCAAGTTGTCTTGCAGATCCGCCCATGGTGTAAAGACCTTCAGGATGTTGGAGACAGTGGCCTCATCGAGGCCGCACTCGACCACGCGGCCCAAAGCCGCATCGGTGTGGATGAGTGACACCCCGCCGTAGGCGTAGTCGCCGACCAGGCCCACGTGCCGGGCGACGCGGCCGCCGGTGGTGGTCATTGCCAGCACCTCGCCCACGCGCAGCTCGCTCAGGGCAATGGCAGGACGCTCAAGGCGAGCGGGTGCGCCGAAGGCGCATTGCAGGTGGTGTTCGAGCAGTCCGTTGTGGGGATGGGTGGAGTAGCCGCGATAGTCGTAGGGGATCTCGTAGGCCAGCAGCAGCAAGCCCACGCAATCGATCCCCACATGCTGGTTGCGGCCCTGGTGCACCCACGGCACGCCGAGCAGGCTGCGGGCCATCGCGATGGCCTCGGCAGGCGCCCTCATGTCTTGGTTTTCACATAGGCGCCTGGGACCATCAGCGCTGCCTGCGCCACGGGCGTCAGATGCTCGCCGCGGAAGCGCAGCAAGTTGCCGCGCGCCTTGCAGGTGAGATGGGTTTTGTCGCAATCGCGACGGATCCGGAACCGATCCCCGGTGTTGATGGGGAACGGCATGGTGAGCGAGAGCTGGAGGCTGGAAGGCGCGTAGGACTCCACTTCCATCTGCGCACCGGCGTTATCGCCCGATTGCCACTCCAGCACGCCCGGTGCGAAGTCGCCCGCCACCTGCGATAGCCCTGACGGGACGAACAGGCGCAGTGGGTCGCTACCTGGCTGCGCCACGCTCCCGGCGAACCACTCAAACGGCAGCCCGCACCGTCCATCCCCATACTGCGCGCGACAGGTCAACGACCAGACCGGATTGATGGTCTGCTCGAGCAGGCGGATCAGGCTCTTGAAGGCGACCTTCCACCGCTGCCCGGTGACCGCCGCACGTCCGGTCTTGCCGTAGCCGACGATCTCATGGCCCATCCCCAGGTCCATGTAGTTGACGCGGTAGATCGTCACCTGCGCGTTGTCCAGCACGCCGGCCTGCACGTCAGCGATGGTGATGCCGCTGTCGCTCGCATATCCGGTCACGTCCGTGTTGTCGGCGCTCAGTTCCGAGGAGGCTTCATAGGCGGCCGGATAGAAGCCGTTGTCGCGCGTGTAGGCGACCGTGTGCAGCCCATCGTGGTAGACCACCGTCTCGTCCAGGCTGGTGAACCCGAGCACCCGGCCGGCGAACGTGCCGGCACAGACCACCTTCAGCAGGATGCAGGTCGTTGTCGTGTCCTGCGCGAGGTGCTCGCGCAGCAGCAGCGGAATGTCCTTCATCGCCGCACCTCCAACAGCTCGATCTCGGCGGTGGCCACGTACTCGTCTCCACTGCGGTTGCCGATCGTGAAGGCGTTGTAGTCGCTGTCAAAGCGCACCCAGACATCGAACTCCCCGCTCCAGGTGTAGGGACCACTGCCCCACGGCGTGGCCGGCACGAACAGGCCAACGGAGGTGTCCAACGTGCCGGGAACAGGGTTGGCCAGGTGGTCGTACACCGTGGCCGCCCCAGCGACGGGCGCCTGGATCTTCCGGGGCGTGGAGACCGGGCCCAGCGGATAGGTCTTGATCAGTTGCACCGCATCGCGTGTGCCGGTGGTGGGATACACCCGCTCTGCGCGCGCGATGAAGTCGTTGTAGTCCTTGAACCGGAAGGCGTAGAGGCGGCCGCGGGCGGCGTTGAACGCGGCCAGGATGTCGTTCCTGGCCTCTTCGCGAAAGTTGAGATATTGGGCCTTGAAGCGATAGCGCGGGTAACGCCACTGCCCGTTGCGCTGCTCCTGCCCGTTTTCCAGTGGGACGATGCGGGTACTCCACTCTGGTCCCCCCGAAAACCCGAAGGCCACCAGGTCGGAGAGACGTGCGTCGATATAGGTCATGGTCAGGAAATGGCTCTGGCGGTCTCGCGCGCGGTTGCGCGGGCAATCTGGTCCGGCGTGCGTCGGTCGGGTCGACCGCTCACCTGGACCGTCACGTACTGCTGCAGCGGATGGCTGGCCTTGCCGTCGTGACCGCCAGACACCTCGGTGCGTGGCTGCACGCGCACCACCTGGCCTCCCATGACCACCCCGCCAGTGTCATAACCGCGGCCGCCCAGGCGCATCGACTCGACCGCCGACACCCCGCCAGCCCGTGCCACGTCGCGTTGCGACCAGACCACTTCGCCCTTGTGCACGATGCCGGCCGGCTGCTTGACGCCACCGGGACCGGTATAGCCGCCGACATCGAACCCCCAGCTGCCGGAGAACAGATCGACAATGCTGCCAGTGGTGCCACCACCACCGGTGACGCCACCGAGCAGGCCAGTGATCATTTTCTTTTCGGCGATGCGCGACAGATCCGAAAGGATCGAATTGGCCAGCTCCGAGAAGGAGAGCTTGCCGGTCTTGACGAAGTTGCCGATCACATCCTCCAGGCCGGTGAAGACGGTGGAGAACAGCGTGTTGGTCAGCTCGGCCGTGTTGGCGGCCTGGGCGGCATAGTCCTGGAAGGCGCGGATCGCGCCATTGCTCCAGTCTGCCAGAGCATCCTTGCGCGCCTGCTGATAGGCCGCTTCGCGCTCCAGCGCATCGGCATAGAAGCTGTCCAGGGCGGCAAGCTGTTGGGCGTACTGCGCCTTGGTGTAGCCGGCGCCCTGATTGGCCGCGGCATTGCGATCGTTGAGATCGGACAGACGACGGTCGTAGTCCTGCTTGATCTGGACCTGCCGGCGCAGTTGCTCCACCGCATCACTGCCGTGACCAATCCCGAGCAGATCGGCGGCGTTGCCCTGCTGCTGCGTGCTGGCAGCCTCGCGCAGCTCTTTTTGCAATCGCAGCATGTCCTCGGCGGCCTTCCTGGCCGCCTGCTGGGCGGCCAGCGCATTGCCTTGGGCCACCGCCTCATCAAGCAGGGCGCGGACCCGTCTGCGCTCCTCATCGGTCAGCTTGCTCTTGGAGGAGGCCAGCTCCGTGTTGGCCGACACTTGCAGCTTCTGGGCCGCGGTCATGGTCTCGGTCTGGCCCATCTGCTCCTTGTCCAGCGCGATCTGCTTTTGGATGCGGTCGATGATTGAGGCGTATTGATTCTCCTGCTGCTTGGCGTCGGACAGGCTCGCGCGCGTTGCGGCGGTGTTGGCCTTTTGCTGTTCCTTCCACTCCTTCTCGGCGGCCACGTCGGCCTCGACGAAGGCGCGCCGCTTGATGAAGTCCTGCTTCTGTTCTGGCGTGAGCACCTTCCACGCCGCGGCGAAGGTGTTGGTGCCGGTGGCGTCCATGTACTTCTTGGCCTCGGTGGCCAGCCACGCCTGGTACTCGCCCTGTTCGCGCTTCAAACGCGCGACCTGGCGCGTCCAGATCTCGTCGGTGCCGGTCTGGCTGATCTTGCGCAGTGCATCGGCAGCAAACAGGGCCTGGCGCTGGATGTCGGACAGGCCGGCCAGCACCTTGGCGAACTGGACCTCGTCGGCCTTGAGCGCGGCCGCGCGTAGCTTCTCGAAGACGGCCGGGTCCAGCGAGGCGCGCAGGGTCGACTCCAGCGCGAGGAACGTCGCGCGCACCGGCGCGACCTGGTCCTGGAACTTCTGCAGCTCGGCCTGGGCCTTCTGCAGCCCCTCGTAGTCGGCGCTGATCCGCAGGCCCGCCCCTTCGCGGGTCGAGGTCTGGGCCTGCTTGATGCGGCCCTGGTAATTCTCCACGGCCGCCTGGAGCGCCTTGATGCGCTCCTCATTCTTCTTCATGGCCTGCGCGGAGGTGTTCCACTCCTCAGCGAGGTCAGCGATCGACTTCTTGCCCTTGCCGTACTGCTCGACGGTGTCCTGCATGGACAGGCGCAGCAGATCCAGGGACTTGATCTGCTGCTGATACTCGCTGCGCGCCTGCTCGGACGTGCGCACGAGGTCGGCGTAGGCCACGGCCACGCTGCCAATGGCGATGGCCGCGGCGCCCCACGGGCCGCCAGCCAGTGCCAGCAGCCCCGACCCGGCGCTCTTGAGCCCACTGGACACCATGCCACCCAGGTTCGATGCAGCCCCGGCGGCCGACTCCTTGGCGCGCGCCGCCGCCAGGCCCGTGGTCGCCACCGTGGCCGCCTCTTGGGCCGCAATCAGGCGGCCCTTGGCCGCGATTGCAGCAGCGTCGGCGCGTGTGCCCGATGCCACCGCGGCGTTGTAGTCGGCCTGTGCGCGGGCAAGCGTGCGCTGGGCGACCACCGCCGCGCCCTGCGCCTGACCTTGTGCTCTTAGGTTGGCCGACAGGGTCGCGGCCGTGGCCTGGTGTTCCAGCGTGCGCTCGGCCGCTTCATGGGCTGCCGCGGCCACCGCCCGCTGACTGCTGGCCGTCTCCCTCCCTGCTGCCGCCTGCGCCTGCCAAGCCGTTGCCAGGCGCACCGAGCTGCGCGCCTGCTCGACCTGCAATGCGGCGTCTTTGGCCCGCTCACGCGCCAGGTTGGCCACCTCAGCCGCCTGGGCCGCCGATGACACACGCTCGGCCATGGGCGCGGCCACAGCGCTGTAGGCAGTCCTGGCACCGGCCCCCAACAATCGCCCTGCGATCACCCCCGCGGCAATGGTCGCCGCGCCCGCCACCTTGTCCAGGTTCTCGGCCATGAGGCGAACGGACGCGGTCGCCGCTTCGCTGAACACCCCGCCGCTGGCCTGGGCCTTGAGCGTGAACCACGCCGAGGACAGGCGATTGAGCTCGGCATTGAGCCCCTGGGCGGCGTCTTCGGCACCGCGGCCGGTCTGGCGCAGCGCCTCGATCATTGCCGGCAGGTATTTCTGGGCGTTGAGATCACCGTCCTGCAGCAGCTTGTCGAACGACTTGCCGGCCAGCGCCATGCCCTGGTTCATCTTGGCAACGGCCTGCATGAAGCGCGGCACGATGCCGGGGATGGCCTCGCCCAGCTGCTGACGCAGCTCTTCGGCCTGGAATTTCCCCTTGCTGAAGGACTGACCCAATGCGGTGGTGGCCCGTCCCATCTGCTCGCTGCTCAGGTGCAGCACCGTGGCCGAACGCGACAGCTGCCGGAACAACTCCTCTTGATCGCGCAGCGCGATGCCATTGGCGCCGGCCGAGGCCGACATGCTGGTGAAGCTCTTGGCCGCCCCCTCCAGATCCAGCCCCAGTTCCTTGGCCGTCTGGGAAACGAAGGCATAGGCTTTGTCGGCAACGGCCGCCGACCCCGTGGCCCCTTGCAATCCATAGTGAATCTGCTGAATCGCTTTTTGCGCATCGATCAGCGAGCGCACACCGCCGGCCACGGCCTTGAATCCGACAAAGCCGGCCGCTGCTTGTTGCAGGCTGGCGATCGAGACGGCCGTCTGCGCGGCGTCCTTGCGGATCGCCGCCAGACTCTGCGTGGTGACGCGCGCCGAGTTGATCATCTCGGCGCGATAGGCCGCGGTGTTGGCCCGGAGCAGGACGTCGATGGTGGCCGCTGTGGAGGTCATCGCTGTTCCAACGAAAAAAGGCCACCGGTCTCGGTGGCCCCTGCGTGAGCGGAGGAAGTGAGCAGATCAGGTCAGTCGAGCGCGTTGCGCCGTGCAGCGGCCTGGAAAATCTCGATCAGCTGCTGCGAGCGTGTGGTCGCATCGTCAACCGATGCCGCCGGCCTGCGCACCAGCATGAAGTCCTGCGCGCAGGTGTCGTTGCCGTGGACGCGGGCCAGGACATCGGTCAGCTGCGCGATCATGTTCTGCAGCGATTGGTCGAGCGGTTCGATCCCGGCGAAGGCGTACATCTCGGTCAACTGACGGGAGGTCAGCCCCGCCAGCAGGTGATCCGGATGCGGGTAGCCCAGGCGCCAGGCGATGCGAAACTGAAGCCGGCGCTCTGGCCGGCTCAGGATTTTTTTTCCATCGCCTCGATGGCCGCATCGCCAAGCGCGTTGAGTTTTTGCGCCGCCCGGAACACCCGATCCAGCGCCGATGCGGACTTGGCCCCCAGCTGACCGACCTCCTTGTCGGTAAACAACCGCGCCCCCTTGTCGTCGACCAGGCACAGGGCAACGAAGCGGGCGCGGAAATCCTCCATCTTTGTCTTCTCGCCACCGTAGGTGTCCTGCTCCCACTGATCGCGATCACTCGCCGACATCGTGGAGATACGCACGGTGCCTCCCCACTCGGTAATGTCCAGGTCTTCGGTCTTGCGGTCGTTGGCGGCCAGGATCTGGCTCTTGGATAGCAGGGTCATGCATCAGCCTCCCGTCGGCAAGGTGACAAAGGTGAAATTGCGCGGCAGCAGATCCGCCGTGAACGTCAGCACCTGATTGGTGCCGCTGGTGACGTTGAAAGCGGAGACCTTCGCCACGAAGGTGGCCGCATCGCCCGAGGGCAGCACCATGAGAAAAAACAGGTCAGCGCTCGGTGCGGCATCGCGCAGGATGTCTTGCCCTGCGGAGGTTCCGACCGGCCAGCGCTGACCGGACACCTGCACCGCCTGCCCGCCGGACAGGCCCGGGATGTTCTCGATCTGCTTGGAGCGCAGATTGGTGGCATCCAGCGCGTTCGCCTGGCCGCGCCCGAACGGGAAGCCGGTGACCCCATCGACCTCGGTGTAGCTGGTGGGGTTGTTGGGCGCGCTCGGCACCGAACCCGCCTTGACGTAGAGCGCAGCATCCTGCGCCGAAATGGCCTTGTTATCGGTCACCCTTGCCTCCTCGTGATAAAAAAAAGGCCACCTCTCGGTGGCCGGTGAATGGATCAATCGCTTGGGTCACGACCAGACGACGACATCGAAGCTGGCCCGATGCAGCAGCGTGTCCTGCTCGTAATCGTCGGGGTTGTCGGTGATGTCCCCGACCTTCAATGCGCCGGGCAAGGCGTGTTTGAGTTGATCGGCCAGCAAACGAACCGCCCCCTTCGTCGGTCCCCACACATCGACCTGAAAGGTGCCGCGCTCGCCCCCTGCACCGGAGTGCAGCGTGGCGTGCAAGCGCCCGCTCGTGCGCTGATAGGTCACATACAGCGCAGGCGGGTTGCGCGCCGGACGCGCATAGATGTCCTGGGTAACGGTTTCGATCGCCGCGACCAGGCGCTCATCCAGACTCATCGTCGCGTCCTGCGCAGTTCCAGCGCCACCGCCTCGGCAATCGCATCACGCATGGCCGTCACCGCCTCCTCGGTCTTGCTCTCGGTCGCCGGCCGCATGAAGGGCCATGCCGCCATCTTGCTGGTGCCGTACTCGCCGAACTTGCCGTAGAACGCCGACTTCGGCACCTCAACAGCGAACCGGATCCAACCTTGCTCGTCGCTTCGCTCCCGTGTGCGGATCGCGCGCCGCAATCGGCCGCGCGCGACCCGCACGCGCGCCCGTGCATCGTTGCGGATCACCATTGCGCCGCGCCGCATCCCCCTGCGCAGGGCGCGCCGCGCCGCCGGCTCGGCAAGTTGCAACAGCGCCTGTTCCAGCTCCGACAAGCCCAGGATCTGAAGATCGAAGTCAGCCATGGGCCTTCGGCAATGCCGCCATGAGGGTGAGGTGATCCCGACCGGACGCATCGGGCAACACCGCCGTGATCACATACACCTGTCCGTCATGCTCCACGCGCATGTCGCTGGTGACGCCAGGCAGATACGGGATGGCGATGCGTGCGGTCAATTGCGCCTGATCCGCACCGGATGCGATGAACTCCTTGCCCGACAGCGCCACCACCTCTGCCGGCACCTCTTCCAGCCATGTCTGCCAGAGCTGGACCGCATCACCGAAGCCATCCTTCACCGTGGTCACCGCCAACAGCGCGATGCGCTGCCGGTACTTGCCCGCGCGCCTCATGGCATCACCCGCCGGAAGGGGAAGAGCAGGCGGGATACAGCGGGGTTCTCGCTCAGCCCCTGGACCGACGCCTCCCGATTGGCGTACAGATCACCGACCAGCAGCAGGATCGCCGCCTTAAGCGCCGCCGGGACCGGACCCGGCCTGGTGGTGAACAGCACCGGCCAGTCCCCGTCCTGGCTGGTCACCTGGGCCGGCTCGATCGGCAACGGCGACCGGCCGGCACCGACAGGCGTCCACGCATAGGACGCCGCCGCCAGCGCATAGCCGGTCTGCTGCTCGACCACTTCCCGCCCGGCGGTGATGTAGGCCGCGATCAACCCGTCATCAGCGTCGTGCAGCACGACCAGATGCTGCTTCGCATCCACCAACGTGACCGGCTCTTCGGTGGCGGCGGTGATCAGCTGCAGCATCGCTCAGTCCCCATAGCTCAGTGCGGCCGGATGCGTGTCGATATAGCCGGCCTCCTGCAATGCCTGCGCCTGATCGGCCGGCACCGCGATCCGTTCACCGGTGATACCGAGGAAGCTGGTATGCAGCACCAGCGCCGGCACCGTGGCCGCGTCTTCGGTTGCGAGGTCGTTGTCAGTGGTCGTGTCGGCTACCGTCTCGGCCGTGTTCGCGCTCTTGCTCTTTGCCATGTGTCTGTCCTTGCACGCCGGCCGCGCCCAGGCGGCCGGCTCGGTGTGTGTGGGTGGTTACGCCGCCGCGCCGTGTTGGAACAGCTTCACCGCCCCGCCGACATCGATGAGGTTGCCGCCGGTCCGCATCCAGGCCAGGAACCCCACCTGTCCCTTCTTGACGTAGGCCGAGTCGTTGAAGCGGAACAGGGTGATCGCCATGACGTCGCGGATCTTGTAATAGCTGAAGTCGCCGAACGCGATCGACTTGGCCAGGGCGGCAGGCGAGGGCACGTGCTGGTTGATCTGAATGTCGCGATTGAGCAGACGATCCGGAGCGCCGCCGGGGTTGCCCTGCTCATAGCCGGGCACAAAGATCGGACGTCCCTGCGCATCTTTGACCTTGCGCACCAGCTTCAGCGTGTCGTCGTGAAACATCCACGTCGCGTTGGGCCGATAGGCCGGATCGACGCTGTGCTCCAGGTCCACCAGGTCGTCGTAGGAGATCGCAGGCGTGGCCGCGACCGCACCGATCTTGCCGGCCGTGGCCGCGGTGACCACGCCCATCGGCTGGCCGTTGCCGGTGCCGAGCGTGTAGTGACGGTTGGTCACGCGCCCCAGGCGCATCTGCAGGCGTTGGGTGATGAAGCCGGCGATGTCGGCGCTCGTGTCCTGCAGCAGTTCCCATGGGACGGTCACGACCTTGGAGCTGTACTTGTAGACCGGCAGACCCTTGGTGCCGAAGCTGATATCGGCATCGGTGGCCGACTGATTCTCGGCCACGATCTCGCCCTCCTCGGAGGTGCCGTCGCTGGTCGGATACTGCATAGGCTCGCCACCGGCGGTGCGGATGATGTCGGCCACCTGGCGCATGCCGCCATCGGCTTTGAGCGCATCGAGAATCTGGCCGGCAAGGGTGGTGGGCACGGTGTAGCCACCTTCCTCCGGGGTGACGGCAGGATTGCCCGACATGGCTGCGTTGATCTGCCTCCAGTCCTCGGCCGAGAGGCCACCGTCTCCACGGCGCGCCCACTTGTCGAACAGCAGCATCTCCCCGGACAACGCCTTGCGCGGCGGGTCGGACACCGCGTGCTCACGCACACCGGCTTGGTGCAGCTGGGCTTCGGCGGTCAGGTCCATCAGCCGCTGGTGGCGGTCGATCGCCGCATCGATCCGTTCGATCTCGGCGATGTTGGCCTCGTACGCCTGCTGGTCCTGCTCAGTCCAGGCATTGCCGTTGCCGGTACTGGCATCGAGCAGGTTGCGGGTTTCCTTGGCCAGGGCGTTGCGGCGCTCGCGCTCGGCAGTCAAATTGAAGCTCATGTCGTGTTCCTTGTCGGCATAAAAAAGCCGCCTGTCGGCGGCGGCGGTGTTCGGGTGGGCGCCGTTTAGGCGGGGATGCGCTCCAACAGCGCCAGGCGCCGTTCCAGCGCGCGTCGCTGCGCGGCGACGGCCGTGTCCTGCTCTGCAGGGCTGACAAGCGGGATGGGGGCGTTCTGATAGGCCGACAGGTTCCAGTGGTTGCTTGCCGTCTTCTTACCGACCACCTCGACCACGCGATCGGCAAAGCCATGCGCCTTGGCCTCATCTGCCGTAAACCACGTCTCGTCATCCATCCACTGGACGATGTCGGCCAGTGCCTTGCCAGTGCGGCGTGTGTAGTCGCCGGCCAGGCCGTCATCGATCTTGCCCAGCAGCTCGCCGGTCTTGGACAGATCGGCCTTGTTGCCGATGGCGATGGTCCAGGCGTTGTGGATCATGAAGCTGGCGCCCTGGGTGATCTCCACCTCGTCGCAGGCCATGCAGATGCCGGTGGCGGCCGAGGCCGCCAAACCATCGACATGCGCGATGACAGTCGCACGGTGCTGAGCAATGGCCGTCATCATGGCGCGCGCAGCGAACACATCGCCGCCGGGCGAGTCGATCCGCAGGTGGATCGTCTGTGCATCGATGCCGGCCAGCGTCTTGGCAAACGCGGTCTCATCGATGTCGCCCCACCATTGGCCAATGACGCCATGCAGGTAGAGCGTGGCGTCATTGCCTGCCAACTCGGCGCGGATCGGCGCGCAGGCGCGCGCGTTATCGCGTGCCAGCTGCAGCAGCTTCGGGATCGTCATCTTCGTGCTTCCTCTCAGGGTCTGGCGAGCTTGCTGACGCGGCCGCCTCGCTCGGGCGGTACAGCGCATCGCCACCGGCAACTGGCGGCAGGTTCTTGGTGCGGCGCACTTCGTTGACGGTCATCCAGCCCTGCGCACCGGGACCCCCGAGCGCCTTGCCGAAATACTCGGCCTGCGCCTTGGAATCGCCCGCCATCAGGCCCTCGACGTTGTGCTCGACAAAGTAGCGGGCGGTGAAGAAGAGTTTGCGGTTCAGCTCATCGCGAAAGCGCTTCAGATGCGGACCCAGGGTGTGCTTCACAAAGCCGATGCTCATCTGCTCGATGCCCGTGCCCCAGCTGCTGGCCTTGGTCGTCTCACCGATCATGTGCGGTGGGCACCCGAAGGCGCGGGCGATGTCGATCACCTGCCATTGCCGGGACTCGAGCAGTTGCTGATCCACCGCCGACATCGTCAGTTCCTTCACATCCAATCCTTCGGTCAGGATCAGTGGGATGCGGCGATTGCCCTGAATCCCCCCGTATTTCTTGACCCACGCATCGCGGAAATCATCCTGCTGGGCCTGGGTCATCTTGCCGGTTGCCCGAAGCGCCACCTCGGGCTTTCCCCCCTCGCTGAAGAACTTGCCGGCATGCTCGTCGCCTTGGAGCGCGATCCCAACGCCATTGCGAGCGCCCCATTGGATCACCGACATGGAGCACACGCCGTTGAAGCCGAACCCCGGCAGGTGCAGCACGTCGGCCTGGTCGACGACAAAGGAGCCCAGCTCGTCGAAGAAGGTATATTGCAGCCGCAACGGCTCCTTCGGACTTGCGCGCTCCTGCGCGATGATCTGCAGCTGATCGCGCGACCAGGGAATCAGGCCGGTCATCTGGCCGGCACGATTGCGCGTGATGTAGGCGATCCCATCGCCGCGCAAGAGCACCTGGGCGACCAGATACTCCCATGCCGCGGCCGCCGGCCATGCCTGGCTGAACTGCTCGTTGAGCAGCCACCAATAGTCGTGGTCCGCTCGGCGGCGCGAATCGTCGACCCGCTCATAGATGTGCAACGGCAGCTGCGCAATCGCACCGGCAATCAGGTTGACGCACGCAAACACCGCCGAGACCCGCATGGCCGTGGTGGGAGTGACCGCCGCCCCCGACGCCGTCTGGCCAGCGCCGAAGAGCTCGAACATGCGGATGTCCGAAGAGGCGATCGTTTCACCGTCGGTCAGGTTGCCGATCGTCGGCTCGATGCGCTCACGCAAGGCACGCCTGGGCGGATCGAACAGGGCGAACATCAGTGCATCACCACAAAGCCCTGCTCGATCAGGGTGGAGTCCTTGGCCTGCAGCGCCAGGGCCATGGCCAGGATCAGCGCCAGCGCCCCATCGATCTTGTTTTCTGCGGTTTCCTTGCGCGGGAACACGTGTTCCTTGGCATCCAACCGCGCCACCACGTTGCCCACCATCCAGGTCATGGCCGCATTGCCGTCGTGCCACAGGCGACGGGCCAGCGTCAGCGCTTCCACTTCTTTCATCGGCTCGGACAGATTGCGCACGGTCTGTGCCATCTCGATCACCGGCAAGCCGGCCTGGCCCAGGCGCGTCATCAGGTAGGCCGCCTGCGCCGGATCGAAGGCGATGTTCTGCAACTCGGTCACCGCGGCCCACTCCTTCAAGTCCTCTTCGATGAAGGCGTAATCGGTCATATTGCCCGGTGTGGACACCATGACCTCATCCAGCACGAAGTTCTGGTATTTCTCGTTTTCCTGCACCGCAGACTCAGGCACGTAGAACCGCGGAACCACGTAGTAACTGTCCGCCTTCTCAAACAGCAATACCGCCGCGGCAACATCCAGCTTGGACGCCAGGTCCACGCCTGCATAGCATTTGCAACCGGCAAAATCGTCGATCGAGAACGCCCGCTGTTGGCGCTGCCAGGCCAGCATGTTCATCCATGCGGCCTTGGCACCGACCCAATCGTTCAGGTGCTTGGTCCGAAACGCGTTCTGCTTGGATGCCGAGCGCTTGGCCTGGGCGAGCTGGGCCAGCAGGAACGGCGCAAATACCGACACCCCATAGTTCGGATTGGCCTTGATCAGGCTTGCCGGATCGTCCCAGCGGTCGCCCTCGTCCAAGGCGTAGATGATCCCGAACACGGTCTCATCGACCACCTCCCGGCGCAGGATGCGGATCACATCGCGGCGCTTTTCATAGCACGGCCCGCCCAGGTTGGATCCGGCGGTGGTGATGATCGACAGCAAGGGTTGCTCGCGCGCGCCCATGCCGGTTTGCATCGCATCGACCATGTGGTCGGTGTCGTGCTCGTGATACTCGTCCACCAGCGCCGCATGCGGGCTGGACCCATCGCCCGGCTTGCCGATCATCGGCTCGAACTTGGACATATCCTCCATGACGAACATCGGGCCAGGGTTCTTCGGGTTGCCGGCTTGCTCGATGCCGAACCGTGCGCGAAAGGCCGGCATCTTGTGCACCATTTGCCACGCTGGCCGGTAGACCTCATACGCCTGTTTCTCGCTGGTCGCACCCGAATACACCTCAGCGCCGGCCTCACCATCGGCGGCGAACAGATACAGCCCGCGCGCGGCCAGGCGCAGCGACTTCCCATTCTTGCGTGGGATCTCCTCATAGGACTCGCGGAACCGTCGCAAGCCATCGGCCTTGTGGACCCAGCCAAACAGGTTGCACTCGATGAAGCATTGCCACGGCTGGAACATGAGCCGCTGTTTCTGTGCCGCCCACTTGCCCTTGGTGTGCGGCATCAACTGCATGAACCTCACCGCCCGATCAGCTTTTGCCGCATCGAAGGTGTAGGGCCACTCCTTGCCCTTGCGCTTGAGGTTGTCCAAGAAGCGCAGGCAGGCCAGGCGGACGTATTCGCCGGCCGGGACCTTGCCGGCGAGGACTTGGCGGGCGTACTCCTTGGCGATGTCGCTCGGAGACGTGGCGGCCATGCCTAGAACTCGTTGAAAGGATTGTCCTCCGGCGACTTGTCAGTGCCCAGCTTCTGCCGATCGGCCGGCGTCAGGCCCAAGCGGGCCAAGCACCCGATCAGATGCGAATACTTCGCCGCCTTGAAGTCCGCGCGGTTGGCGCGGAACTCGGCGAGCAGCGAGGCCGCGATCTCCATCACGAAGCGGTCCGAGCAGGTCAGCACGCCCGGTAGCGCGCACGTCTCAATCTCTTTCCACGCGGCCGCGACATCTTCCGGCAGATGGTTGGGCGGCTGACCCAATGCAACGGGGGACTTAGGTGTTTGGCGCTTGTAACGCTGCGGGTTCTGCTTGTCGGCCCCCTTGAGGCGGGCCAGCTCATCGGGCTGTTTGTGCCTGGCCATCACGTGGACCTGAAAATCAAATTCTGTGGAAACGCGAAGAAAAGGGGGCGCACGGATCGCAAGGCAAACGCCCCCAACTTTGGCCCTCCCCCCTGCCCGTCATGGGCAATCGGTCCCATCCTCCTCGGCGCCCTCGCCCGGATCGAGCAACAGGCCGTCGAACCGCTCAGGCGCACACCGGCGTGATGTCCCGAAGCCGCCGTTCTCCTTGGCCGTCTTGCGGCTATGGCAAGCGTGGCAAAGCGACTGCAGGTTGTCCGGTGCGTTGTTGCTGTCGTCCCCGTCGATGTGGTCCACATCCGACGCGGCGACCACGCGACCGCCCCTGGCGCACTGCCGGCACAGCGGCTCGGCCGCCAGGTGTGCAGCACGGAGTTGCCGCCACTGTCTCGCGTTGGTCGGCAGCGCGCGCCGCGCCTGCCTGCGCTGCGCCTGCTTGCTGTCCTCGGTATACGGCTTCCACCAGCGCGGCCGGTGTTGTGGTGGGCGCATGGGCATGTGCCTTCTCAGCCCACTCCGCCAGCGCATCCCATCACGGCTGCCCGACACCGGGCTGCAGCGCGCGGATGCGCGCCATGCGGCGGTCGCAATCGGTCTGCGTCGGGACATTGGCGTTGTACGCCGAGACCACCGCCTCGACGGTGCGCCCCTTGGCGCGGACGGCAGGGCATGGCTTGGTCAGTGCCTCAGGCAACGGCACGTACTGCGGCACCTGCACACGCACCACGGTCGGCAGGGTCGGCTTCACGGTGTTCTCGGTGCAGCTGGTCAGGACCACCAACAGCACAGCCAGATGTCGGCGAGTCATAGGACGGGGATCTCCGGACACAGGGTCATTGCCAGCTGCACGGCACACGTCGGCGTGGCCTTGGCCACCTGCAGCGCGCGGGCGGCCGATGTCGCCTCAGCACGAGCGAGGACCGCGTCCTGCATCGCGTGATGCGCTGCCGCCGTTGCTGCCGCCTGCTGCTCGGCGGCGCGCGTCTGTGCGGCGAGACTCCGGGCGGATATCTCACGCAGCGCCTGGCCGCAGGTGCGTGCCGTGACGAGCGCATGGCCCGCGCTGGCCTGGGCCGTACGCACCTGCTCAGCCGCCTCAGCGGTCGCGGTCTTCTCTCCGTAACGGCAGCCGCTGACGAACAAACCGCCGGCCAGCACACCCCACAGCACCAGACGGATGATCAGCGCGTAGGGCGCCAGGGCGTCGGTGATCACGGTCATCGATCCATGACCTTCCACAGCAATCGCCAGAACGAAATCCACACATGTCCGCACAGCGCGAACACGATCGCGGCAAAGGTCCTCACGGCGTGTCTGCTGGCACCTTCTTGCGCACGATGCGTGCGACAACACCCAGCGCCCCCAGCCCGCGGATCACCCACTTCGCAGGGCCGGGCAATTCCTCCAGCCAGCCCAGGGCAGCGACGCCGTTATAGAGGTCCGGCAGCAGCACGATCCCGGCGAATACCTGCACGGAGGCCAATGTCCAGGCACGGCGCCAGTTTCCGATCAGTTCGATGCTCACTTCAGCCCTCGCAGCTGCCGCAGTTCCTTGATGTCCTGCTTGTTTTGTTCCACCTGAATCGCCTGCTTGGCCACTTCCAGCTTCAGCGCTGGCACATCGGCCAGTTGCGCCTGGATGTCCACCAGCTTGGAATTCATCACCGCCTGCTGCTCGGAGAGTTTTTGCACCGCTTCTTGCGTGGCGGCCTTGTCCACCGCGCTCTTGGTCTGCAGGACGGTCGTCACCAACGCGATCGATGCTGTCGTCATGACCGATGCGGCGATCCCCAGCGCCCAGCGCTCAAAGCTTCCCAGGACAACACGCGGGCGACCGTCATCACTCGGTTGCGCGTCCATCTTCATTCCTCCGCTACTTGCCCACCGGCACGCAGGTAGGCGGCGATGACGTCGTCTAATGTCTGCACATGTTGCTTGTAGCCAGCACCCGGCAGGCTCGCCCAGATGCTGGACAGCTTGGTGATGGCTTCTTGGATGCGTCCTGCCTGGATCAGCCCCAGCGCGCGCCGCTCGCGGATCTGCTGCAGGGCGATCAGGTCCTGACTCAACGGCGAGAAGTCCGAGAGCCTGAGCGTCTTCCGATATGCGTCGTAGTACCGTCGCAGCAGCTGGTAGCGACCCGCTGCCGTCGAGAAGATGCCCAGCGTTGGCACGTAGATCGGCTGACGCGGATGATCTGCATAGCTGTCGAGTAGCCCGCCGCCGACGAGCACGTCGTAGCCGTGATCCTTGGTCGGCTGGCCCGGCTTATCCGTCCCTTCCGCCCACGCCACCATGTCGAGAAACGCAACGACATTGCGGCCGCCGGCCTGCTCGGATGCGATGACTGCCATGACATCTTCCGGAAACGAAAAAGCCCGGCGCTTGGCCGGGCTTCTTGCGAGTTGCTACTTCGCGTTATAGAGAATTTTGCCGATTTGCCGATTGACTTGCAAGCCGGTCAACGCGCTTGCGTATCGTCCTGCGCACATCACGTCCGTGGTAGCTGCCAGCCGCTCTGCGGATCGCTCCCTCCGCTGCCTGCATCAACGTTGCCTCGGCCAAGCCCGCCAACAACTGCCAATCCCTCTCGGCGATGGTCCATGCCGTGTCTGGCTTGGCTTGCACGCCCAGCACAACAGCCACATAGGCACGCCCGCAGATGATCGGCAACACCTGCGCGCATCGCTCCCCCACCTTGCCTGTGGCCGCCAGCAGCGCGGCCGCAAGCTCGGTGACGATGCGCTGCCGGCGGTAGTCGGTTTGGCACACGATCGCCAAGGCGATGTCTGGCCCGATGTCGCCTTCCCCCTGCCTGGCATAGGCCAGCGCGGCAGCCATCGTGTGCACGTCCGGCATGGTGTCGCTTTTGGTGCCGTGCCCCTCCATGGGCGCGCGATAGGTCGTGCCGCCGCTCATCCTGGCCAGCCGCTCCCGGAAGCTGGCACGCTCGCTTGTGTAGGCATCAGTCATGGGGGGTTTCGCTCGTCTGGGGGTGTTCGGCCAGCCGCGCGTAGCGGTAGGCGTGTTGGCGGGCCTGGGAGGCAATCTGCCGGTACGTTTCTGCCACCGTGGATCGCTCGCCGTTGTCCCGCCAGAGCAGGCGGTCGTAGCGATAGGACTGCTCCTCCAGCCAATCGGCAAAATGGCGCAGCGTTTGCGCGCGCAGCATGAAGCCCTCCAGCGCGCGCTTGCTCTCACACGCGTTGACGCCGTGCACTGCGGCGAACGCCTGTCTCCACGTCGCCTGCGTGATGTCAATCATGGTCACCTCCATGGGAATAACGCCTGCCAACAGCCGCTGCTTTGGACGTGCTGGCGCGGAACCTGGGCGTTGTCTGTGGCACCACCGGGTCTTGCTGCGGCGCCCACTCCATCGGCGTGAAGCTCTGCCGCGCCATGTCGGCGCCGAGGTAGAACTCGCCCAGCGCGCCGTTTCGTTGCTTGGCGAGGGTGACCTTCACCACCGCGCGATTGGCCTTGTCTGGACGGTGCAGCAAGATCACCACATCGGCGTCCTGCTCGATGGCCCCTGACCCGCGCAGGTGCTTGAGCGATGGCTCATCGTCGCCATCGCGGTTCAATTGCGAGAGCAGGATGACCGGCACACGCAGCTCCTTTGCCAGCCTCTTCAGGCTGCGCGTGATGTGCTGGATGCCCTGCTCCTGGTTTTCCTTCCTGGGCAGGTCGATGTAGGTCAGGTAATCGACGACCACCAACCCCAACGCGCCCGCTTCAGCGGCCACCTGGCGGGCACGCGCGCACACCCCTTCCACCGACAGCGACGAAGCATCGTCGACATACAGCAGGTGCTTGGTCAGTTGCTGGGCGGCAGCCGGCGCGCTGGCCCATTCCTCCTCCTCCATCAGCCTGGGCCTGCGGATGTGCATGGCGTTGATGCGACCCAGCTTGGAGATCGCCCGATCGGCCAACTGCTCACCGGACATTTCTAGCGACGCCAGGAATCCGTTCACGCCACCGTCTGGCCGCGTGCCATGCAGCAGCGTCTGCAGCGCGAACGCCGATTTACCGATGCTTGGCCTGGCCGCGACGATGATCAGGTCGGTCGGCTGCCATCCTCCGGTGAGGTCATCCAGCGGGTCGAATCCGGTGGCAACCCCGGTCATGTCCTGATCGGTGTTGAACCGCGTCATCATCCCCTTCATCGAGGAGCGGACGAATTCCGAAATGTGCCGCGGCCCGTTGCCCGTCAGCTTGGGCATGCAGGCGGCCAGGATGCGCTGGGCCTCGCCGTAGACGTCCTCTTCTGCGCCCAGGTGGGCGATGCGGCTACCTGCCTGGCGGACCCTGCGCAGCAGCTCTCGTTGGCTCACCAGCGCGGCGTAGTTGCACACGTAGCGCGGATTGCCGGTGGAGTGGACATAGATCTCCAATGCCACATCCGCGATTGCCGGATGGCGTTCGCCCAGCGTGACCACGTCCGAGGGGCGCCCGGCAGCGATTTCGGCCTTGATCGCCTCAAACAGGGCGCGGCACTCACGATCCCCAAAGTCCTCCACCTGCAGCAGCTCGGCGATGTGCCAGTAGCAGGTCGGATCGCGCAACAGGCACGCGAGCACGGCCGATTCGGCATCGAACTCGGGCCGCCTCATTGCTCGATCTCCAGGCTGCCGAGCGCGATGTTCATGACCTGCTCGAATCGCTCATCGTCGATCAGCGTCGATAGCGATTGCTTCCAGCGCGCGTTGTTGGGGTTCGGGCGATCCCCCCGCATCCAGGGATCCTGCAGACACACGCTGAAGTAGATCTCCCAGAACTCTGGCGGATCGAAGATCACTCCGGCTGCCTTGCAGGTCTTGCGTGCGTTGGCATCGGCCTTGCGCAGCTTGCGTTCCAGGAGCGCGGTGGTCGCCAGGCTGGCAGTGCATCCGGGGCGATGCCCCAGCATCCGGTTGTAGGTCTCTCGGATCACCTCCACCGGTGTCGGTTGTCCGTGTTGATCTTCCTGCTGACCCAGCTCTTCGTGACTGCTCAGCTTTTCCTGATTGGTTAGCAGTTGCTCGCTGGTTGCTGAGTCCCCATCGGGGACTATAGGGGCATGGATTTCTTTTTGATGGTTATCTGACGGATTGGGTGACACGGTGACACCCTGTTCTGTCGTCCCTGTCATCCCGTGGCGTGCACGGTTGTCATCCCGTTGCCTTTCACCGGGTGCAACAGCGTCACTCCGCTGCATGATGATGTCGTAGCAAACCGGGCGACGGTCAGCGCGCGGGATATAGGCCGCGACGATGGCATCACTGCCGCGCCGGATGACCCCTGCCGCGACCAGGACAGCCAGCTGCCGCTGGACCGTGCGCACGCTCAGCCCGGTATCGTCTGCGAGCCGTTGCACCGCAGGGAACGCGCCGCGTCCGTCCTTGTCGGCATAGTTGGCCAGACACAGCAGCACGTGCCGCGCTGGCGCGTCCAGAACGATGCGCTGCTCAAGCGCCCATGCCATGACCTGGACACTCATGCGCCACCCTCCTGGCCTTCCGGAAAGGCGGACACCATCATTCCTGCGGCGATGGCCATATCCACATGCCGGATGACAATCGCGCGATTGAGGGAAGTGCCAGAGGCGATCATTTCGTACGACGGGAAGGCGCCTTGACCGTGTTGATTCATGTGCTTACCGATGACCAACAGCACCAGCTTCGTGCTGGGTTCCAGGTACGACTTGGTGACCGCGGACTGCCAGGAAAAATGCTCGCTCACGACAACGCCTCCTGCGACGGTAGCTGTCCGCCTCGCTCTGAGCAGAAATGGGAAAACGCGCGCAAGCCGTCCATGGCGCGCTCTTGAAATGCAGGGTGGTTCGGTGGCATCGTGACCTCGTGCTCCACGAAGCCCCCGCACTTGTCTTGGTCGACGGCGGGGGCTTCGTCTTTTATGGACGAAATGGATGTGAGAGCCGCCAACGCGGCCCGCCTCTTCGCGCCAGACACCGCCGCGGCCACTACCACGCGACGGATGGACGCACGTCCATGCCCCTATCGATCGGCAGTCCTTGCCACTCGTGTGCGTGCTACTGCGCACATTGCTGTTGTTGCCTATCCGATGGCGCCTGCGATGCGGCTCCTATCGCGACCGGCAAACGCATCGCATGATGCGGTTAGGTTTCCATTGCCTTGATCGCGCCTTGCGCCTGGTCGGCGCGCGGCTGCAGCGGCACCGAGTACGCCGTGACCCGGCCCGTCTCATCACGCTGCCAGTGCAGATCTGGCCGCAACTGCTCGCAGCTCACCCCGGTCAGCGCTTCAATGGCCGGGCATTGCGCCGACGGCACCTGGCCGCGCTTGTACCAGCCGCAGATGGAGGGTTGCTTGATCCCCAGCGCGCGGGCGAGGGTGGCCGCATTGGTCGCCGCGGCGATGGCTTGATCGAGTGCTGGCATGTCCATGTACAAAATTTAGCAAATAGCTAACCGATAAGACAAGCTTAGAGGTAACATCCGTGTTAGCCTAGAACTAAACCATCGACCTGAGCCCGCCATGGACATCGCCGCCATTCGCCTGAACAACCTGCGCCTGGTCATCGACCACTTGATCGAGCAGGGCTGCAGGACCCGCAAAGATCAAGCACAGCGGCTCGGCGATTTCATGTCCAGCTCGTACCTGTCCCAACTGCTCTCCGGCAAACCCATCGGCAACGAGGTGGCCCGGAAAATCAGCCTGGTGATGGAGCGCGATGCGGGATGGATGGACAGGCCGCACACGCCGATCCAGGAAGCGAACTCAACAGTCTTAGCGCCTGAGATAACGCCGGGCTACCTTCGCCTGGAACTGTACGAGGGAGCGGCCGGCATGGGCACGGGCGTCGTTAATCAGGACTTCCCGGAGGTGATCCGGACCCTGGAGGTTGCCGAGTGGGAAGTGCGCCGCAAGCTCGGCTTCCTCCCCAAGCCTGGGCGCATCCAGCTCATCACCGGGCGCGGTCCCTCCATGCGACCCAAGATCGAGGACGGTGACGTGGTGTGGATCGACACGGCTGTCGATTACTTCGACGGCGACGACTACTACCTCATCAACGTCGATGGCGAGACGTCGATCAAGATGCTGCAACGCCGCTCAGACGGCATCTACGTCGTCTCGGTGAATCCGGAGTTTCCGGCCTGGAAGCCCGAGGCCGGGGCACTGCGGATCAAAGGGCGTGCCCTGATCCATGCCGGGTTCCGGCGTTTCTGATGCCTGAACGCAGGAGGTGTCGTGCGTGTAAAGTCGCGATCAAAGTAGGTTAGCTATTTACTAATATTTATCCGGTTGCTAAATTCTCTTCGAAGCGCCGCTGTGTGGCGCGTAGGGGCAAGACGCATGCAAGGCAACACCGTACACACCGTGGGCCAGCAGGCCCGCCCTTCCGGTCACCGGACACACCCCCCCAGCGCTGTAGACGATTCGCCCAGCGATCGCCGCAGCGCCAGCAGTCCGCAGCAGCCAGCCCATGCCGAGATTGCCGGCATGAGCACCCAGGCTGCCATCGGGATCGAATCGGTCACCGTCGCCGGCTACCGCGGCGAGGTCCAGTTGACCTACCAGCCAGGGAAGGACGTTTTTACCGTCAGCGTGCTGCACCGGTGCGTGCCGCTGGCCACCATCGTCACCAGCCTGCGCCAGGGCATTGCGTTCGAGCAGCCCCTCAATGGCCGCGCACAGCGCCACTACCTCTGCCTGCGCGGCACCTTCGTCGACCTGCCAGAGGCCAGCTGGCTAACGCTGCGCGACTGGTACAGCGCGCGCGCCACCGCCGCTTGGCAACGCCGCCGCCAGCTGACTGCTGCGACTGGTCCGGACATCGCCCCCTCCCCAGCAACCATCCAGGAGACCTGAGCCTTGAATCGAAAAGCCCTGACCCTCGGCGCTCCCGCGCACGCAGCCGGCGCTGCCGTCCTACGCATGGCCGAAGAGGAAACGATCCACATCGGCCATGCAATCGAGATCCACCTCGTCAAGGCACATGACGGCCGTGTCGTGCTCTCCATCCTGGCCCCGCGCTCCCTCAGCATCGACCGCGCTAAGAACTTCCAGCCACCTCCACACGTCAGCAGCCTGAGCTCACCGACGCCCGACACATGCGCCAACTGATCCATCTTGGACAAACCCGCAGAAGAATCATGGCAAAGCACACCACCCAATGTACGGCAGCCCTCCCTGGAAGATCGCCGCCACCAAATGAATGGGCTGGCCCACCAAGCACCTGCAACGCCTCACAAGGCGCGCGCAGGACATTCGCTACGACGAAACAGGCGCGGGGACAGATGGCTCACTGCCGCACGAAGGAGGGCCACATGGCCGATAGCAATCTGGACGCGATAATCCGTATGCCGGAGGTGATCAAGATCACCGCGCTTTCCGAATCCACGATCCGCAGGGGCATGCGTGCAGGAACCTTTCCCAAGTCCCTGCGCTTGGGTGCACGCGCCATCGGTTGGCAAAAATCGGCGATTAGGGCTTGGCTTGCTGGCCCGGATTTTTCCGAAGGGTTGCCAGGTGATCAGCCCAGTGATTCATCATCTTAATTCGCTCAGGCAGAAACTCGGCGTGGTTGTAGGCCGCGCCGACTTTATCTGTTTTCGCGTGGGCCAGTTGCATTTCAACTACAGCCGATGGATAGCCCATCTCATGAAGCCTGGTTGATGCCGTTGCCCGGAAATCGTGGCCCGATATCTCCCGCATGCCAAGGTACTTTAGACCCATGTTCACCGCCTCGCGCGACATGGGCTTGCCCCTGTCCTTGCCATTAGGGAACAGGTACTGCTGATCGCCGGTAATGGCCTGCAGTTCGCGCAACAACTCCAGCGCGCGCGGCGCCAGTGGCACCCAATGCTTCCGCCCCTTCTTCATCTCTCCGGCGTCGATCTTCAACACGGGGACATCGGCATCCCAATCGATGTTTGCCCACAGTGCCGTACGCAGCTCTTTCGTTCGGACAAAAGTCAGCGCCAGCAGCTCGATCGCAATCGCGGTTGAGCGCTTGCCACTGTACGTATCCAGGGCCACCAACAAGCGGCCCATCTTTGCATCTGGGTGCGCAACGGCGTGGGCGACCGGGGGCTTTTTGATGGCTCGGCGCACGGGGTGCGTCGGGTCAGTGTCAGCACGCAGGTTGATGATTGCGTGCTCGAATACAGACGCCAAGGTCTGTCGGGTGACGATTGCCGCGTGAGGCCCCGCCTGCTCTGTCTTGCGCAGCAGCTTCAGGACGTCGGCAGCGGTGACCTCGCGGATAGGCCACTTGCCGATCTCCGGCAATATCCGCTGATCAAGGTAGCGCCGGGCACGGTCGCGATGCGACACCGACCAGCCCTTGGAGTTCCTGGCGAACCAGTCCTCGGCGTTCTGCGCAACGGTATTGAGCGCTCCTTCCTCGGTCCTAGCCTTGGCAATCCGCCGCTGCATGACCGGATCTTGTCCCAGCTTCACCTGCGCCTTGGCGGCTCGCATCGCAGCGCGCGCATCGGCCAGGCTCACCTGCTGGAGGTTGCCGATCGCCAGCAGCTTCTGCTTAGCGTCCAGCCGATAGGCGTAGCGCCAAAGCTTCGACCCGTTTGGCCGCACCTCCAGGAACAGCCCCCCCCCATCGCTCAATCGGTAGGGTCTCTCCGTCGGCTTTGCGCCCCGGATCTTGAAGTCAGTAAGCGCCAT